ATGGCGGGTTATTTGTCCTGGTTATTCCCCCGTTGTAAAATCTCTCCTAAACTTAACGGTACGGCACCACACTTCGGGGATGAAATGTTCGCGCTGGTACTTTTTGTTTGCTACCTGGATGGCGGTTGTGAAGATATTGTTGTGGATGTCTACAACACGGAACAGCAGTGTCTTCATTCTATGAGCGATCAACGGATCCGCCAGGGCGGTTGTTTTCCGATTGAGGATTTTATAGATGGTTTCTGGCGACCTGCGCAGGAGTACGGTGATTTTTAATTATTGCAATTGCACAAGAGTCAGTTCGCCCCCAAAGACAGCACCGGTATCAATATAATGCAGGTTGCCAATATCCACGCGATGTCGCAACGGTGTATGACCAAACCAGAAATGATCAGCACCTGTAATTCCCTGCCCTTTTGGGCGTTCACCTAATCGTGAGCGGCTCCACAAGACCTGATGCAAATCAACGTCCTTTTGCCATTCATAAACATCATCTGGATAATCGGCATGAGCAATAACATGTTTGCCGGTGCGGCTGTGTACTTCAAGAATAAAGGGCAAATGCTGACATTTTTCCAGCGCCGTTTTCGCTTGTTTCTGTTGATTATCTGCCAGCGCAATAAACCAGTCGCCGCCATTCATCAACCACAAAGACATCTGCTGGGATGCCAGCGCATCCATCGCCATCTGTTCATGATTGCCTCTTACCGCACGAACCCAATGTTGTTCCAGTAACTGCAGACAACGTAAACTTTGCGGCCCACGATCGATAACGTCTCCCACTGAGATAAGTAAATCTCGCCACGGATCAAAACGACAATGCCATAATTTGCGGCGCAACTGCTCAAGACAACCGTGTATATCGCCAGAAAGCCAGATATGTCGCCATTGATGACCCGCAATTCTCTGATAAACGGGCGCAGGCTGTTTCATCAATATTTTCCTCCCGCGCTAAAGATCACATAATCTTAACAAGAATGTTAAAAAACGCTGGACTCAGACAGTAGAGTGTGTGTTATGGTTGACTATAAAGTCAGCGAAGGAAATGCTTCTGGCTTTTAACAGATAAAAAGAGACCGAACACGATTCCTGTTTTCGTCAACAAACAACAAAATCTTTTAGAATTAATGTGTTAAATAAATTTATGCTCATCTTTTAATCCCTAACACATACCATTACATATTAATACATTCAATTAGTTACCATTTTTTTCGAGTTTTTTAGAGAAATTTTCGGGAATATTTCAGATCAATCCATGCATACACAAGCAATTCCTGTATTGAATAATTCCGTAGCAATTATGTAAAATCACCTCCGGCTGATTTTCATTCAAACTCGCGCTATCGAACGTCCATCAGCCAGCCGTGGCACGTTCTTGCATACGACGTGCTACGGTTTCATTTATCTCCGACCGGACACTTCTTATACAAAGTCGATACGCCAACATCATAGATGATCGCCACCTTCTGGCGAGAAACTCCTGATGCAATTAGTCGTCCAGCCTGCGCCCATTGCTCCGGCGTGAGAGTAAGACAGTAAACTGTAGAAAAATCTCATTAAACTTAATATAATGATAAGTTACAGAATTATATTTACTGAATAATAGATATATGAACATTAGTGAACTTAAAAACTGTATACACTATGAAGTAATAGGTTATAAACGCCCTTTCTCCTGGCGAAAAGCAATTGTTCGCGCAATAAAACACAGAAGATTACGTTATTTATTTTGGTGGCGCATAGCAAAATATCTTTTTGATAAAGGCGGATACCGGCGAAAGGTTGCAGGAAAAATAGAACGCTTCATTCTTGATAAATACAATGTAACCGTTCCCTTAACTGTAAATATTGGTAAAGGGTTCGACATATCTTATCTCAATGGCGTTGTTATCGGTCACAAAGTTACAATAGGTGAAAATTGTTCAATTAAGCCTGGAGTAACTATTGGACTTCGCGGTGAATTTAATGATATGGATATTGTCATAGGAAATAATGTAACCATCGGCTGTAACGCCACCATCCTTGGTGGCAAAGTGCATATAGGGAATAATGTAAAAATAGGAGCTCATGCATTGGTACTGCATGACATTCCTGATGACTCCACATTCATTACTAAATTTCACTCTGAAATTATTTATAACTCATCTCACACATAATTCCGTTTAATCACAGCTCTGGCCATACGATATCCGGGGCTGTATTTATATCAATCCGACTCACTAATACCCGGTATTTTTTCCAGGAAGATAGCATCGAGACTTCTTCATCAGTTGCCATTTCAAAATTAACAGCATCCTGCAGAATTGTTATGTTATCAGTCGCATCCTGGATTAATCTTGCCTTTTTCTCTTCCGCCTCCCGGATCCGGAACAGTTTTTCTGCTTCTGCATCTTTCACCCAAGCTGTGCCGTTCCACTTCTGAAACTCCCCATCCGGCGACAACCAGGTGACATTTTCCGGTAATGGGCCAAGTTCAGAAATAAATAACGCGTCGCCGGAAGCCACGTCATAGACGGTTTTATCCCGATGGTCTTCAACGAGATGCCACGATACCTCATCACTGTTGAAAACAGCCACAAAGCCAGCCGGAATATCTGGCGGTGCAATATCGGTACTGTTTGCTGGCAGACCTGTATGAGGCGGAATATATGCGTCACCTTCACCAATAAATTCATTAGTTCCGGCCAGCAGATTATAAATTTTTATGGTCCGTGCTTGTTCAGTCATTCTGAAATCCATGTTTACCTCTACTTAATATCAGAGACAGAATATTGTTTATTGAGCGTATGGGTGTGAGCACCAATAACGATGCTACTTCCGTGGCTATGTGCGCCAGAGGTGACATTACCTACGGGATTTTCTGGATTAATCCGATGTATATGCGAATCAGGGCGAAACCGGTTATTAGCCTGATGTTGTATCAGTACATCATCAGCCTGATGTTCAGGATTAATACAGACCTGCCCGGAACGTGAGCAATACGTCCGATAATCGCCGCATCCAATATATTTAGTATCCGCATAACGGCAAACAGAATTACCCGGACAGTATGCATATGTGCCAAATACTGCCGACTGGCGAGATTGTGCGTATTCCCAGTTAATTGATTCTGTTTTTTTATTAAAGTTATCCCAGGCCTGCTTCATCTGGCGGGCAACACTTTCAAACGGCACCTGACCACATCCGGCCCCCATTGCAGGGAATACCACCGTGGTTATTTTCCTGTCTGTTGTTGCGTTTTTATTGTGCTGAAAGATGGCAAGTAAAGCGGCCCACGTAGCGTTATATACAGCGTCTGTTCCATCAATTGTCAGCGGAACACGCATTGTTGGCGCATGTACCAGCCAGGGGTGATGATTATGCCCCGTTTCAATCACAAATGCAGAACCTACAGGCTGTTCGCCTAGATATTCACGAAGAATATGATTCTGAACGCGGGACTGTAACTGAGTACCGAAGAATGCGGTAATGGCGGCATCAACGCCTCCATCCATCAGGCCGAAACTATTTGCCGCACTTACCATGCAGTCAAATTCTCTGATTGTTTCAAATGGCTTTCCGACAATATTCACATTATCTGCATTTGCGAATACCCGCTTAAATGCTTCAGCCATTTCTGTTACTGGTGCAGAAAGAATGAGCGTAATCATGCAAGCCTCACAATATAGTTAAATGCGATGTTTTTGACGGTGTTTTCCGCGTTACCAGCAGCGTTAACGGTGATGGTGTGTCCATGTGAGCCAATTGCAACGGAGTGCGTATGTGCACCAATACCGACAGTATGTGTATGCGCCCCAGCACTTGCTGCAGTACCTGATACTGAGTGGGTATGCGCGCCAGCAGAATTCGTTGCACCTAAGTGAGTTTGAGCAGAGTTCGACGAAGCTACTCTACCGGAGCTAACGTTAGCATTATCCCCCTGAGATATCGGATGCGTATGTGCACCTGCTGAAGCTGCTGTTCCGCTAACGCTATGGGTATGCGCACCAGTGTTATTCGTAGATTTAGTTCCATAATCAAACGATGATGTGTTTTTTGTCCCTAAATCTGTATTTGAAGCACTGGCGCTGTGGGTGTGCGATTTAATGCCGTCCTGTTCCAGGCTAAGAACATCACGTCCACTTGCAGGCTTACCTTTGATTGTCCAGCCACGCATATCAGGGATCACGCCTGACGGATAAGCGGCTGCAAGTTTCGGGTATGCAGACTTGTCAAAAGTCTGTCCCTGCATCAGAGCATAACCAGATGGAACTGTATCTGATGGCCACGGGATCGGGGCACCTACAGGAAAGGTCGAATTATTTTCCAAACCAAGATATTTAAGGACATCAGCAACAGAGCTTTTTGCCAAAATATCTCGCCCAACCTGTGTCAGGTCAGCCAAATTAGCGGTATCTTGATTGGTAAAATACGGTAATTTGTTTTCGGATGCTGAAAGATTAGCAAGTGCGGTAAGTATGGCATTAATTCTCTGATAGTTCTTATCTAATGCAGACGACATTTTTGCGATAAAGCCGGCCTGATCGCCATCGTCCTGTACATCCAGTCCACTTTCATTTGCTGTATATTGTGCTATTGCAGATGCAATAAAGCTGGCCTGCCGAATAACCTTATTGACTTGCGCACTGGATGCTTTCCCTGCTGTAAATCCGGATAAAAGCGCAGGCAACGCTTCCCATTCCTCCTGCGACATAACATTGGCATTTTTACCCGTTGCGAATGCTTTAAAGTCATTTTTTGCCATCAGAGTAATACTCCCCATGCCCCTACATCAAAACCACTGATAAATTCGTTATCCATATCAAAACCAAAAAATTTTGAACCTTCCGATGGGGTTTCCACCGAAGGTGTTTCAATGCCACCCGCCCACACCCCGGCGGCTTTTACTGTGAGATATCCCTGTTTAATTGCAGCAATTAACTCACGCGATACATCTGAAATATCTGTATCAGGAAAGGCCCAGACCGATATCGTCATGTCCTGGTTATCGACAATCTGCATTCGCAGCCCGGATCCTGCTGTCGCCGCGTCAAGAATTGCTGGAAGCGAATCATTCCGTCCGTCCCAGTTATTAATCGCAATCTTCGCTTTAAGGATGACACGATAAGTTTCATCGCTGAGGTACATGTATCCGTAATCAGGATCGTATGGCCCCTGCCATACACCCTGATCATATCCAAGCCCGTCGGTATCCCAGCTGAAATAGACACCTGAGATAAGCTGGCTGACAACACGACTACGTCCGATCCACAATCCCAGAATGTCAAGTTGCACACCAACCGCGGAGTCAATATCAAATGCAGTAATCAACCCTCTGGTGGCCGCCGCAACATCAATAAGCGGCCGGGTCATCAGATCAACATGCGCAAGAAATTTAGGTTTGGTGGCGTGGTAGTTCGTGATTAGTTCGGTGTATTTGCTCATGACTCCACCGTTATAACGATATTTTCCGGGGTACAGGACGCAGATTCGTTATATCTGATATCAATGTTTGATGACGACAAAGCCCCCGGAGATTTACCAATCGTCAGTTCCTGAATATCGTAATAGCGTGCATTCCCGCCACTCACCACGCCAAGATTCGCCGGTGAGTAAATGCGACTTAAAAGGACCGAATCACCGATCGTCAGACTATTGATATAGTCGGAAATAGCCTGCTGGATCTGCTGCCCTATCTGTGAGGTATAACCCGTAAAAACTTTTAATTTAATCCGGGCATAAACAGGCACATCACTGGAACGCGAGAATTTGATTACATGGGGATTGCCGTATTTATCCGGAACCGTAACGGATGTTGTACCGTGAGTGGCTGTCCCCTGGCCTTTATTCCCTCTGATAGCCTGAGCAATATCCGTTACATCACCGCCATCCACAATTACAGCAACAGAGTGTGGCGGTAACCCGTTACCGTCCTCCGAACCAGTATCGTTTTCATAGAGTTTGTGGCGGGTTACACCGGTAACATTAGAAACAGCACCATCCAGTGCTTCAAATGGGGTTATTGATGGCAACGCAACACTTTGCGACTGGCGGATACGTAACTCCGCATCAGTTTCTGCCGGAGTGCCCACAGTAGCCGCAGCAGGATTAGTTACCGAAACCCAGCCACGGGTTGGCGTATTAATTTCAGTGATAGTTCCAGCCAGCGCCGCCACTGCACCACTGACGGAACATTTTGCGGTCACCATCACTGTACCATCCACGCCGACCACCACTGAAGCAGGCAAACGCCATATCACATTATTACTGTCTTTCACGCTGCCATTAATGATGGTTGTTCCGGCAGTTCCTGTAAGAAGCAAATCAACCGTAGAATTCGTCGCGCCTTTACGTGAAATACCATTTATTTTCACGTTACTGGTCAGTGCAGCCCCATAGCCGGTTGCCGGTGAAAAACAGTTGTAGACAGTTATCGCCATATTATTGGCATCATGAATCGCCAGCGCCATCAGAGCCACCATCTGGCCGTCTTTGCTGTCCGGTTCGAGGTAGGCATCACTGCCATAAATCTGCTGAAAATAGCTAATCAGGGTGCTGAGTATCGTCTGATAATCAGGCGCACTGATCCCCTCCGCGGTTACCTTTGCAGATAAACCGAGAGAATCAAGGTTCAGAGCCATTACGCCTCCGATGTAACAGTCGTTATTCCATAGAGAGTGTCGATTTCAGCGGAAAACATGACACGTCGGGTCGTGGTATCCACCGTCGTATTGAAAGAGAGGATTGATTTAACGCCCCGCGTTTCGAGGATGCGCTTACGGATCGCCAGGTTGTAGGTTTCCGGCTTCTGCTTACCGAGTACGGACTGGATCCACGGAGTCCCCTCGGTGGTGTCGAGAAACCATTGCCCATACCACAATTCGAATCGCGTTTTTACCGCCTGCGCCACGGCCTCCGGTGAGTTAATCAGCCAGGTGTCATCACCGCTGCCAAAGGTGTAATCGCCATCGGCGTCTTCACGTCTGTATCGCATCAGTTTACCCCATCGGTATTGCTTCCACCGCGCTGAACACCGCCATGAGTGTGCGTATCATCGATTGGCTTGCCGTTAGCCTTCACGCTACCCAAAAACTCAACAGCACCAGTGATTTTTGAAGCCACACCAGAAACAACAGACCCCACCATGCCACCCATCCAGGTTAACAGGCCATGAATGGTTACTTTCTCAGAAAAATCAGCCAGGGGGGCAACCACATCAAGCCCCCCCGGAGCGACAATTTTAATTTTCCTGGTATCAGGATTAAGCTCAAAATAGGTGCTGCCGTCGTCACTACGCAACTGTGTGGCACTGGTATTAATACCGCTAATCTTCCTAGCTTGCGACTGGGGACCGACAATACAAAACGCATCCGATAAATCATGCATTCTGTCATCAACAGGCTCCTGTATCCCGCCGCTCTGCCACCAGAAATCAATACAACGATCGGCAAAAACGACAAGACACTCATCCCCGGCTTTTACCGGAAAAGTCAACGTACAGCCTCCGCCGCGCGGGAATACCACTGGCACATCCACCAGCAGGGGTAATGTCGTCGACTGGTTGATTCCATTTGAGTCCGGCTCATAGCCTTTAATCGCAGGTTGAACAACCACTGTTACCGTGTCCGGATCAAATGACTGGACGATGCCGGGCATAGAAACACGCAGCGCCGACATGACAGAGCCAGCAAGTCTTACATCGGCCTGTTCTTTGCTACCAAGTTGAGCGCTTAAAGAAACGGGCATTCATATGTCTCCAGAAAGTAAAAAACCCGCCGGGTGGCGGGTTCATTATTGAAGTTTCATTACTGCTTGTTTGCTTCTAACGCTTCAGCTATTCGGCGAAGATACTCATTGTTTTTAAATGAAACCATGATGCACTCAAAGAATATTCGGCAAAATACAGCACATAACAAAAGCACTAAAGCGCCAGCAGCCTTCCCATTAACAAACGTTATAATGGCGGCAACAACCAGAAGTAACATTGTGATGCCATACAGAACGTTGATGATTTTTGGAGTTATTAATTTATCAAATCCGAACATGTGACAAATTCCTTATCGTGAAAGTAGAAGTATCACATTATAATTACGAGTGATTAATCAACAATCTTTTTGCATGGAAAGGAACCGATGATTTTCGGCGCATCCATGCTGTTCTGCAGAAGCTGGACGCCAATGTAATTCACTTCACCTTCCGGCAATCATACGTCCAGAACTCCCGAGGCTCGTCCATATTTTTGCGGATAACTTCAACGTTGAGGATCGCTTTTTTGTTTCGTTTGATGTAGTCCATACCTAACCAACGTCCAGTATTAGGATCAGGTAACATCCATTGCATCATGACATTATCGAAATCGTCTTTTTGTTTCAAAAAGGTCATTTTTTGTGTTTCTGGCTTTTGACCATTGATGTGCATGAGGCCATCATTACCAGCATCAAAGCGGAATGGTCCGCACTGCGTTGCCGCCGAAACTGTTAACGGCAGGGCCAAGAATAAACAAAAAAATACTTTTTTCACTCTACATCTCCGACTTTGTCCAAAGTGCCTTTTGCCAATAGTTCTTTGCCACCTTTAGCCAGGCAAAGCAGGTCCATATACCACGCCTGCCCTCGGGTGTCGCCAGTATAATCAATGCTGCCCACAATGTAATCACCGTCAGTATTAATGCTGGCAGGCTGTGACATGCCTGGCAGACCGTTAACGTAGAGATTACCGTCGCTTTCAGACTCATCCAGTAGTGCTGGCGATTTCGCTACCTGGTCATTACTCAAAGAGGCACGGTATACAGATGCCTGATCCAGACGAATAAGCCCACCGAGCTTAATATTTGGATTAATCAGACATCTGACATTTACGCCAGCTCCCATCGTCTGCTGTGGCATACCGATAAGCCCGGTGTTAGCATTCAACACCGTAGCAACACCAATATATTTATCTTCAGGAACAATATTTACCAGATTATTTTCATACCACCAGTTAGCCTTACACTGCCCTGCGATATGATTCATCAACCTTGATGTGTTTTGATAAACAACGCGACCCCGGGGAAATACCGTTTCAGGCATGTCAGGAACTGCGCCGGATTCGATGCCATATGGTTCGAATGATTTCATACCCAGACTGAAAAGATCTCTGTACTTCCAGCCAGCTGCCACTGTGGTTTTCACACTTGCGTTCAGGTGGCCTTCCCAGCTGTCAATACACTGCAACATGATCCAACTGTCTGTGGCATTATCTTTACCAGTGACAGTAAAACGGATATCTCCATTGAATATCATACCAACGTTTTCATCAGGATAATTACCTGCTGCATCCGGTTGCCCCTTGTATCCGGCAATAACCTGTATACGCGAAAACTCCTTCTGCATAATCCGGTTCTGAGTGGTAGGGGACAGGTTATAAACCTTAAAATTCCCAACGAATCCATTGAATATGGTCGCAGGCATTTTCTGAATATTGAAAGTGACTTTAAGCTCAGAAATTTTTATCCCGTCGCCCTTATCATCAACAAGCAATAATTCAAAGTGACGCATCCAGTTTTTCGACATTGTTACTCCGTGAAAACATAGAGGTGTGAGAGCGTTCCAAGATCGAATTGCGTCGGATTCTCCTGCCCTGCCACGTCGCAGAGCACCACCAGAGAAAAACCCAGATCCATATATCGATACTGTGCCAGCAGGTCAGCCCCCGTAATCATCGGTATACCTGATATAATGGCGGAGCCATTGCTGTCAGCAAGATCCAGAACCCAGTACTCGCCTCGCCAGATGACAGACAGGTGATAAACCGAACCGTTAATTGTGGTGGCAAAAGTCTGATTGTCAGCAACCAGTGGGATTTCTACGGCTTTCATGAATCACCTTCCCAGAAATAAATTGCTCAAATACCCATCAACAGTGGAGATACCTTCTTGCGCCATCTGTGGCAGCGATTTCAGAATGGAATTATTCGGCGGCACCGTTGTTTTGGTGCCTGTATTCTGCACAGCAGACGTTCCGACTCCCTCGGTCATATTGTTTTTCGGGGCAATGCGAATACCTTTGCGGGTCATATCATCCGGGATAGCATCGACTGCTTCGCCGATGATCCAGGACGAACGATAGGACCATTCCACCAGCATGCGGTTACGACTGGTGAAATTAGCCCGGTAGGTGGATGCAGAGTGCTGGTTAGGTGTCTGCATCCCTAATGGGCGACGCAACATACCAGGAAACATTCGATGAAGAGAATCAGGTTGAAGCTAAGGAAAATGATCCGGAGGAAATGGAAGGCGCTGAACATCCGCACAAGGAGAACGCTGGCAGCAATCCGCATTGCGATTGCAGTGATGAAGCTGGTGAAGCGACAGCACCTGTAGAAACTGAAATCATGTGGCCGTCATATTTCGAGCCAGGCCGCTATGAAAACCTCCCGAACGAGGTTTATCACTCCGCCAACGGAATAAGCAGCACAATGCTGAAGGATGCCCGCATCAGCCTGATGTATTACCACGGACGGCACATTGCCGGAACTATTCCGGGCGAGGAAAGTGATGCATTGCTGCGTGGGCGGATTATTCACAGCTATGTTCTGGAAACGGATAAATTCGCTGATGAGTATGCCATTCCGGTACCGGTTCCTGAATATGTGGTTACTACTTCTAACGAACTGATCGCCATCATTAAAAAACACAATGCCAGTCTGCCAGCACCGATGACACCAGAGCAGATGAAAGAGTGGATCGAAAGCTACAACAGCACTCTTATACAGCCACTGTCGGTAAGTGCCGGGGCCGAAGAAACAGGCATCCTTTACTGTTCGCTTCCGGAGGAATTCCGGCGTATTCCTGAGGGGGAAAAACACACAGCATCAGCAATGAAAGCCTGTATTAAAGAATACAACGCAAACCTCCCTCCTCTGTTGAAAACCAGTGGATCACGGGAGCAACTTCTGGAGCAAATTGAAACTGTAGATCCAGAACTGGCAAAAAAAGAACGTGCTAAATCTTTGCCTTACAACATCAGTGGCACAAAAGAGCAATTAACCGAAATCGCACGGAAAATTCGCCCGGAACTGGTGACACTGGAAGACTGGCAAAAACGCCAGCAAGAAGAAAACGCCGGGAAAACGTTTATCAGTCCGGATATGTATGAACAGGCAAAAAATATTCACGCTGCACTGCAAAACAATACCGATGCAGCAAGGCTACTCAACCACCCGGATCGCAAATCTGAAATCAGCTATTTCGGGTTTGATGAAGAAACCGGG